GTTGGGGTTTGGCTTGTGAGAGGTTGACTTGCTTAGCTTAGGCTGGCTTGGGCCCGGGGTGGGCCCGGTTGAAACAAATCTTAACCTTGAGCCAGGCTGAGGGCAGCCAGTACCTGGCAACGGGTCCAATCATCCATTGCCTCAGTGGCTAGGCGATGCTTGAGCCAGGCAATGTGGGCGGCGCGGTGTTCGGTCATTGGGCTGGGTGCGGTTGGCTCTTTAATTATGGGCACAAGGTCGGGCAGGTTGGCAAGGTCTGTTAACAAAGCTTAACAAATGGCAAGGGTGAACAGATAACAAGAGCATACATACCACACTAACCCCATGTACTTACCGTGGTATTGCCACCTAATCCACACTGCCGAACCGTGGAATAGGCCCATACTGCTGGCCAAAGCCCGCGTACCTGTTGTCTTAGCAGGTACGCAAGACCCGAGAACCCTTGCTATCACTGGGCTGGACAAACAATTGGACACGGATCCGGCACGTTTGGACACGGATTGGACATGCCACAGACGCAAGGGGGGCTATGGGGGGTTGGCCGCCGCCGCCAACAAACGTAACCACCTGAGAAATTTCTGTCATTTTTCACAGGACCCACCTAGGAGCCCCTGGAAGCCCCCTCAGATGAAGGGACCCTCCAAGGACACCCACCAACACCCCCCACAGCCCTTCCTGAGGCTCACAGCCCCCTCACACGTCTATCTCGTGTTCTCCCTGCCACTGCAACTGCGGCCACATCGCGTAAGCAACAGAGGGAAGCTGTTCTTGCATGATTTTGCGGACATCATCGGCAATCATCCGATGTTCCTTTTGCGTACCATTACCGGACCGCAGGCTGACATAGTGAAGCCAGCTACGGATCGTCCCATTCATGAACAGCTTAGTAGGCGTAGCCAACGGCAACACCTCTCTGGCACACTCCTTAGCCACACCCATGCTGAGTAGGTCTTGGTAGGTCTTCATGGCAACAGCGATGCTGCTGGCAACAAGCGCATCACAGCGACCCACCACCTCAGCACTGAGATCATCGGTACTGTTCTGACGGTTCTTGGTGTCCTGTCGTCTCATCTCTGGCAGCTCTGGCCTTAGGGTTACCTCGGCATACCGCTGAGAGAACTCTTGGAAGGAGAAGGATCTGTGTCTGAGGATCTGTGCTGCTATGCTACGAGTGGTAGTAACCGAGACCACCATGTTAGCCATCTCAAAGGGAGACCAGTGGTTGTTGGTGATGCAATACCGTAGCAGCCTAGGTGCTGTGTCGTAGTTCTCCTGGTTCTTAGGATTACTGACTCTGGCACAGTAGGCGATGAGTTCTTCTGCTTTTGGTGTGATGCTGATTAGCTTGGCAGTGTGTGTCTGAGACATAAGTGGGGTGATTGTGGTTGGAGTAAGAAACCACAGGAATACCAACACCCCATAAGAGTAATGGCATAGCTGTGGTATCTTTGGCCTACAACTGTGAAAACATTTTTAACGCTTCAGTAAGTAAATAGTCTTGGCGTTTGGTGAAGTTAACTTGACACCAAGCAAAGCCTCTTACAGCAGATACACCATACATTTTCATGTATTTTAATGTTAGCTCTCTTTCAAGGTCATCGTCATGAACTTCCAACACAGCAACAGGCTTATGCAACTTAGTCCATTTAGAGCCATCATTGTTGAAATGCTGTAGCAGTCTCTTCATCAGATAAGCTGACTTACCAACATAGTAGTGGTTATCTTTTAATTGAAGTACATAGGTAGCGTATTCAGACATAGCAGTAACATAATTAGTAAAAGGCTGGGTAGTAGTTATCCACCAAGGCCTTACCTTACAGCTGTAGCGTGTCGTGATACGTTTTAGACACGTTTTAGACTGCGATTTATTCTGTGTTTTATTTCTTTTTATTACTAGTAGTAATCACACCCTTATCGTTATCTTCAGTCATTATTGTCTGTGGCTTCGCTGCTAACAATAACTAACTGAAGACACGTTAAGGTTGGTGTTTCTTCCTTTTGTTGTGTGTTTCCCATCCCCCCTCCGTAGGTTCCCCCCTTCCCGTAAGATAGTAGACCCCCCGCTAGGTCCAGGTGGGGACTGAGTTTTGGTTCTGTCTGATGTCCCGGAAGGAGGTGCCTAAGACAAGGGCATCTGTGGCTTCCTGTGGGCTGTCCAGAAAGGCGGTGAGCATGACGTTCCAATCGTCCCGTTTGCGGGCAATCATGGCCTCCTTAGCACTGATGGCTAGGATGTCAAGGAAGTACTTCACACCAAGGGCCAGGGCGTCGGCACGGTCGTCGTGTCTGACGGCTCCTTTCTCACGACAGAGGCGGGTAAGCTGGTAGGCCAGCATTCGTGGTAGGCGATCCTCTGGTGCCATGTCCTGGTTGCTCTCATAATCCCAGCTGATGAGTCGCTGGTCAATGATAAGTTTGTGTTGGTTCAGGACAGGCTCCAGGGTGTCAATGATCCGTGCTTCCTTCATGGTGTTGCTACGGACCTCCTCAAAGGACATACCAACCTTCATCTCTTGTGCGTGTCTCTTCAGCAGCTCCACCACCATACCATCACCGAAGTTGCTTTCCACCAGGCAGGTGGTAGCACCGTAGTGCTTGGCACGGCGTAGGACTTCTCTGAGGGTGGTATCGGAGTAGCCTTCCTGTGATGCGAAGATGTCACGAAGGAAGATGAAGCCGTTGATCTGGCTGAGGATGACTGCTACGGTTTCGTCCTTCCCTCGGCCTGAGGGGTCCAGGGCCACGATGGTTTCCCCGTAAGGAACGAACTCAGACACGGCCTTGGGTCTGTGCCACTTGTCACCAGGCAGGGCAACAGCAGGCAGATCCAACACGGTCTCCTTGTCAGCACCCCAGATGATGTCGCTTGGGCCTTTTGCTAGGTCCAAGGGCAGCACGGAGAAGTCACTCAGCTTCAGAGGAAACTTCAGGGCATCACTGAGGGTGGTGTCAAGTTGGAACTGAAGGGCGAAGTTGCTGCGAGACATGCTGCCTTCGCGCTCCAGAAGGGTGATCTCTGAGAAGCGGCTGTCGGTTGGTTTCCAGGCTAGGTTCTCAAGACCTTCTTGTTTGATGTCAGCAAGCAGTTCTTTGGCAAGGACATCCTCATAGCCCACCATGCTTTTGGGGTAGCGGGCAGGCCATACCATCGGTTTGTACTTACGCTCGTGGAGGGTTTTGTACACCGTGAAGGTTGATTGAGGAGTTCCAAGAAATAAGATACGGCTATCTTTTTTAGGGGTTAATACTGATTCAAACTCTGTAATAAGTTGAAGCAATTTCTCTCGCATCATATCTGTAGCTGAATTTGCGGGCGTCTCAATATCGTCGGCTACTATTAAATCAGCACGAGAACCAGTAAGCATACCTGTGATGCCGACACTTTTTACGGATGGAGATTGAGAAGGTTTACACCCAGTAATATCAAAAGAAACCCGAGACCACCGCATGTCGCCATCAACCGGCCTCATGTGAGCAAGCCAGTCAATTTCAAGAATACACCGTTGACAAAAAATAGAAAAATCATCAGCTCGTTGTTTGCTAGCTGATACAACCATAATCTTTTTGTCTTTGTCAACAAAAAGTGTCCACAAAACAAAACCAGCAGTTACCCAACTTTTTCCTAATCCACGAAAACACTGAAGCTGAATGCGGTTTCCCCCATGCTGCAAATAGCGAGCCATTGCTAGTTGAGCACGAGTAGGCTCTGGTAGTTGTAGTGACTTCCACAATAACCTAAGAAATAAACTAAAATCGTTTTTAAGTTTTTGCTCGATCGAGATATGCGATTGCTTTGAGGAAACGGTTTCGGTCATCATTAAATTTTCCAAGAGTTTGATTGCAGTCTCTACAAAGAAGTCCCCGCACTTTGCCAGTTCTGTGGCAGTGGTCAACGGCTAGCGATTTTCTGGATGCACATACTGTAGTTCCGCAGATGGCACAGCCTCCGCCTTGGGAGGTCAGCATCTGGTCGTAATCTTTGGACGTAATACCAAAATTGCGTTTTAGGTGACGATTTCTTTCTTTTTCAAGATACTCGTTGTACCTCAGTGGATCCTGCTTGAGACGTTGGTGGTTTTCTTTGCTTCTGACAGACGTACATGTGCGACAATCATAACTCAAATTGTCCCAACGTTGTTTATTTGAGCAAAACTCAGCAAACGGTAGTATTTGTTGACATGTTGGACATTGTTTTGACTCCAACGAGGATGGGCTGTGAGGCGTTTTGGTCATGAGGGTAGGGGAAGATGCCCGAAAAGGAAGAGAGGCCCATTGCAGAGCCTCCCAGAGGGCTTAGACGTAACGTATCGTCAGCCGCACTTCCAACGACGTAAGGCAAGGGCCTTGCGGGTTGGTTTGCCGTTCTTATCTTTCATCGGGCCTGGGTTACCACCCATCCTGGCGCAGAAGGACTTCTTGCGAGGTCCTCCTTCCGGCTGAGGGGGCCTGAGGTTGCTGCCAGTAGCAGCGTTGTATTTGGCCATACCCTTTGCAGTGAGGCCACCCTTAGGGCTTTTCTCACCACGACCCAAAGAAAGGGACACCCCCTTCTTCTTTGCGGGTGCCATCTTACGCCATCTTGGTGTTGTACCGTTTGCCTTGGAAGGTGAACTCACTCTTGCCTGCTTTGCGGGCAGCAGCGAAAGACTTGTCAAAGGCTTGGGCAATGGTGCCAACCTTTTTGGGGCCAACAACGGGACTACCCTTGATGCCCTTGGCCTTGGCCATAGCAGCATCACGAGCACCAGCAAACTTGGAGGTGCTTGCAGCGGGCTTAGCAGCGGGCTTAGCAGCGGGCTTTGCGCCTTTGGCAGCAGAAGCACCAGTGCCTGCGTTTTTGAACCTAGGGCCGTACTTGCTCGGTTTTTGCGTTGTTAGTGCATCATAGGTTGCACCTCCAAGTTGGGAAGCACCAAAACCCCCCAAAAGGCCACCAGCAGCAGCACCAGCTGGTCCAAACTTTGCTCCAATTTGAGCACCTTTGGCTGCACCAACAGCATATGTACCAGCATTGGTAAGGGCACCACCCAAAGCCTTGAGGCCACTTTCGCCACGACCAACACGGTTGGCAAATTCGCCAACACCACTGAGGGCCGCACCAGTCCCTTTGGGTACACCACCTTTGCTAACTTTGGCAACAGTCCTACCAAGTCGATTCAAGGGGTTTTGTGATTGTTGAGCACGAGCTACCGCAGCATTAACTCGGTTAGCTCCATACATCCGATTAGCTGCACCGGCTGGTTGTCCCTGGCGAACACCACTTGGTTTGCCAGCAGTGGCTTCGGCAGCGCGTCTTGCTTGCATACCAGCAACACGAGCTGATTTGACAGCGTTAGCTTGATTACCGCTGGTCTTGCCAGCAGCAGGAAGGCTACGTTGGCCTGCGGGGGGCTTAGGGGCTGCGCCTGCTTTGCCGCCAGTCTTGGTAAGTTTCTTAGGAGCCATGATAATTAGCCTTGGGTAATGGTAGCAACAGGAAGAGCGAACAGGGTGCCAGCACCAATCAGTTGGCAGGACAGGGTGTCACCCACCACATACCATTGGCCAGGACGCACCAGGGTGGCAGCAGTAACAGCACCAGCGGTCACGGTGATGTCAGCAGTAGCGCCATAACCAGAACCACCACTCAGGGCAACATTGGTGTAGGTGGCGCTGGTGTAACCAGATCCGTTGACACGGGTGCCAAAGGTAGCAATGGCGCCAGTCTCCTTACGGGTCACAGTGCCAGTAACCTTGGCGGTAGGCAGGGTGCTAGGGTTGGTGCGGGTACGCCGCACGGTACGGATGGCAGTCTCGGCAGCATCCACGGTGGCACTAGCAGCCACAGCAGTAGCCGTGGTGCCGTAGGAAGCAGTGATCGTGGTCGTGGTCGTAGTACCACCAGACACGTTGGCCGTGGTGTGGGCCTTGTTGGTCTGTTGGTTCTCAGTACGCTTGCCAGGTGCGTTACTGATGGAGCCGTAGGTGGTGCTGTCAGCAGTGGTAGTCATGATGATAACTTAAAAGTTTTTATGTTAAGGGCTAGTCCAGGAAAGAATCTTATTGCAACGAGTTTCATCAAAATTGTCGGTACTGAGGAACCAGGATAACCACTGGCTACTTCCCTTGGACTGGTTGCAATTACGGCAAGCCGGGACAACATTTGACGTACGATCATTGCCTCCTTTGGTTTTCGGATGGATGTGGTCCAGAGTTAGGTTATGATCAGAACCGCAGTAGGCGCAGCGGTTGTCCCACTGTTCCTTGATTGCAGTTCGCCACATCCGTTTGGCATCAGAGGAGTTCATGGCAAGCAAATTGAAGAGATAATCCGCAGGCGCTTCGAGCATGAGGTGGGTGCTCAGTGGGTCTTTTTACTTCTTCTTTTTGGGGAATCCAGCTTTCATGTTAGCATACGCCTTTGGAGAGACGGTGCTCTTACTCTTCGGACGACTGGTGCCTGCTGCCTTGCGAGCGTTTAAATTGGCGTAGAGGCCAGGTGGTTTGGCGTTTCCTTTGTTCATTTGCGTGTGCTTTTACCATTGGCTCCGTTCCTAGCACGATTGGCCTTGGGTGATTCCAAGACCATCGTCCCCTTCTTCGTGTGGCTAAGATCAGGTCCTCCTTTGCTAGCAATGCCCCGGCGGCGACGTTCCGTCCATCGCTCCTCCGAGGCATTTTTCACTGTAGGGTCCTTGTTCAGCTTTCGTTGATATGCTGCTTTCTTTGCTGCTGCCTTTGGGTTCTTGGCATAATAAGCAGCAGAAGCACCGGGCTTAGGGTGTGGCATTAGGTGGCTCCTTGAAGTACACAAAGTTCTCAAGACGTTCGATGCGGCTATTGCTAACCGTCATCTGTTCAACAAGAACATCAACAGACTTTGCAATGTTATGAAGGGTAACCAAATGCCAACCAAACAGCCCAAGTGCAGCAGTGGCAATGGCGTTGCGTACTGTGCTGTCCATGTCATCGGATTGCGGATTGAACGTCTTCAAGTTCAAGCTCTGGCATACTCGCAAACAACGATGCCAGAGGGGACCCGAGGACAGGGACTCCTGTGATGTTGTTCTTGGCAAGCCAGTCCGTCGCGGCCTTAAGGTCTTGCGTTGTTGCGTCACCATTCTGAATGCGCTTGATCAGTTCGTTAGTAACCAGACCATGGAGTTCAGAGAAGTCTTCCTCAGTTGCTCGTGTCATTATTGCACCAGCTCAGAGATGTACAAAGTAGTGCTGGCTCCTGTTCCTTGAATGGCAGCAATGTTGGCTTCCATAGGAACAGCAAGAATAACACGTTCTCCTGTCTTCAAATAATGTGAAGAGGATGTTGCAGTTTGAGTCCCAACACCAATCTGATAATGACAATGCGTTCCACCACTAGCAATAATGGAAATGAAACGACACGTCGTGGTAAGTGCTAAGTTAACGCTGGTCACTCCAAGCGTAATGGTACGCGCTGTTCCAACCTCAAACGCAGTCATACCAGAATTGGTCTGGTAAGATCCGGCAGCGGTGCTGCCTCCGGTAGTAATGCTTGCCATGAGTAATAATCCTGTGTTTTGTTAGTAGTCCCAGCGAACCCTGGGGCGTCCAGCACGAATACCGATGTGAACAAAGCCCCGATACGAGGCCCCATAGCCTATGCTGAAAGGCCATTCCTTGTCACACCACTTCTCGAACTCCAAGCAGCTGGTATTGATTGGGTAAGCATCCACTGCACCACAACCAACACCAAAAAGGTGTTCACTATTGGAAGCACCACCCACCGCAGCGTTAACCGCAGCAGGACGGTGACCGGATGTGATCTTCAAAGGGCCAAACTTGTTCCGTGCTCGCTCCAGAAACTCACAGAGTTCCGTTGCAATGTCACATTGTCCTTGATTCCGAAACCTACGGGCCTCCTCACAGAGGGTAAGCTCACCGTAGGTGAAGTTGGGGGTGATGTTTTGACCAAAAGGCGAGCTAGGCAAGAGCTTTTTGGCACCAGGAGGCACCTTACGGAAGAGTTCTCCGAAGGTAGCAATGATTTCAGGGCTTACTGCCTTCTGCAAGTAGGCCCAAGCCTCCAGTTGTTGGGGTTCACCCTTGTCATACTTGGAGGCATCAGCAAAAAGGATAGTCACTTCAGGATGTTTTTTGCTTTTTGGATGGTGTCGTCCTCCTTACGGAATGGTTTCAGGTAGTTGGCTACCCGAAACACCAATCCAAGGACAGAATTGTCTTTCAACTTTGGGTTAAGACCGATGATCTCAGATGCAAAGAAGAGAACAAAGAAAAAGGCCACCTCGTAGGTAACCTTCAAACCGAAGATGGTAATCATTTTTTCTTACCTTTGTTTGCTTTTGCTTGTTCGGACATCGCAATGGCGATTGCCTGCTTGCGTGAGGTCACCATAGGACCTTTCTTGGAACCAGAATGAAGAGAACCGCCTTTGAATTCCTTCATTACCTTGCCAACCTTAGCGTTAGCCTTTTTCACTTGCCTTGACCTCGTAGTTGTTTGCGGCCATGGTTGGCAAGACTGCGCTTGCCTTGGCCTTGTTTGGTGCGTTTGGGGGGACCAGCGCGATGGGTAACGGCGCCAGTCCCGATCTTGCTCTTAACAGCCATCAGACGGTGACCCAGGGTAGGCCAGCCGCCTTGGTAGGAGCGGCCTGTTCATCCAGTTGGGCTTGCAGGGCAGCCTCGATCGCAGGCACGTCCAGCTTGGCTTGGGTCCAGCCGATCACCAGCTCAGGTGTCAGGTCAGCGTAGGGGATCACGTCGCCTTCGGGCTGCTCTAGGCCGATGGAGCCATAGGCAGAGCTGGCGTAGGTGCCGTCGTTGGCGGAGAGGGTCCAGTGAGCGTTGAAGACAATGCCGTCCACTGTGGTGTGTTCGAGGTTGGCGATGGCCCAGGAAAATGTGGTGGTCATGGTGCTTAACTCAGGCGATAGGAAACAAAGGTGTTGGCAGCAGTTCGCCGTGAAGCAAACCGCGCTGATGCACCGATGGCAATAGTGCCGCTGCCGACGATGGTATGGTCAGTGCCAGCGTCAACGGTGCAGATGCCAGCGCCAGTGTTGATTATTGACCATTCAAAAGTCATGTTGGTGTAGATGCCGCTGAAGCCACCCTCGGTTAAGGTGCCTGTCGGCAGCGTAAGTGTTGCAACAGCGCCGGTGTAAGTGATAATGCCTGTCTTGAGATTAGCAACGGTCAGCGTTGCAGCAGCAGCGTAAGTAGCAGGAGCTGCTTGGTTGTAACACTGGACTCCATCATTGGTGATGCGGAAACGCTCTGAAGAAGAACTACTACCATCTAAGGTTGTCGAAAAAACAAGCCTGCCAGGCATGTCGAAAACACCAGGGGTGCCATCAACAACAGAACTTATGGATGCACCTGTTCGATAAGAACTAGCGCCATCTGCGCCAGCAAAATTAATAATTCCAAGAGAATCACCACTGGCAACAATTGTAAAGCCGCCTGCGGTTGTACTGCGAGATTTGTAAAGTCCAAGAGAAGGACCAGTGGTACCAGCGGAGAAGTTGCCTAGATTTAAGTTTGCTTCTGCGCTTGTCCCTGGTGATGCGATATTTATTCGCGCCGATGCTGCGCCTGTCCACTGTGAAGATGTACCATAAAAAATCCGACTGTTGCCATCAATGCGGGTAACTTCACTGCCGCCCGTGCTGATGGCCACCTGATCAGCACCAGGGCTGTAGATGCCGGTATTGAGGTCACCTGATACGGCAATGCCCGGCAGTGCTGCGGTGCCTGCTGTGACGGCCAAGACGCCGGTCATGGTGTCACCGGCCTTTAGCACGTTGCTGGATGCCGCTCCAGTCAGTGCTGCGGTGATGGTGCCTGCGGTGAAGTTACCAGACTCATCACGCGCCACGATCGCGCTTGCCGTGTTGGCGCTGGCGGCTGTGGTGGCTGAGTTGCTGACCTTACCTGCTGTGGCGATGGTTGCCAATTTGGTGTCAACAATTGCTGCACTTGCATTCACGTCTGCATCAACAATAACCCCAGCAGCAATAGCGGTTGCATTGCCAACACTGGTAACATCACCGGTTAGGTTGGCGTTGGTGGTAACAGTTGAAGCATTACCGGTTAGGGATGCCGTAATCGTACCAGCACTGAAGTTACCACTAGCATCCCTTGCGACTATTGCCGATGCAGTGTTAGCGTTGGTTGCAGTAGTAGCACTGTTGCTGACCTTACCAGCGGTGGCGATGGTGGCTAGTTTGGTGTCAACGATCGCAGCAGATGCGTTGATGTCTCCGTCAAGGATTGTGCCATCAAGAATCATTGTGCTGGTGACAGTGCCAGTATCACCCGTAGTGACAACGGTGCCAGTAACATTGGGCAGCGTGATGGTGCGATCAGCTGTCGGATCCACCACGGCAAGGGCGGTTTCAAATCCATCAGCAGTGGCTCCTTCAAACGTAAGGCTGCCCGCAGTGCCGATCTCCAGGTTGCCTGTCATCGTACCCCCCGACTTAGGCAGGGCAGCCGTAGCAGTGTTAGTAGCACTGATGGCCACATCATAAGCAGCCCTCACCGAGTTAGGGGTGGCTGCCGACGCGGTGCTGGTACTGATCACGCTATCGGTCAACAGCGTGATGCCATAGTTAACAAGTGTTGCTTGCTGTTGGGCACCAGCAAAAACAATTGCACCGGTCATCGTACCACCGGCCTTAGGCAGGGCTGCGTTGGCGGTGGTGTTGGCCGTGTTGGCAGTGCTTTGGGCCGCATCAGCAGCGTCCTTAGCCACCTTCACAGCAGCAGGAGTGGCAGCAGTGGTGGTGCTGGTACTGGCAGCACTGTCAGTGAGCTGGACAATGTTCTTGGTGCTGGTGGTGGCAGTAGGTTGACCAGCAGCAAACGTGATGTTGCCGGTCATTGTCCCACCAGTCTTTAGCAAAGCCAGTCCTGCTGCGCCTGCCCCTACGGCATCTACATACTGCTTGGTGGCAGCCTGGAGGTTTGTGGATGGGTCTGCGGGCAGGACGATAGCACCCGTCATGGTGCCGCCTGCCTTAGGTAGGGCAGCGTTGGCGGTTGCCGTGGTAGCAATACCGGCAATATCTACATCAGTAATGTAATCACCAAGGTCATTATAGACTTCTTGGATAAGATTAATAGCTTGATTAAAGTTTTCATTCAGATCAGACGACCTGATGGTGGAACCTTGGGAAATCGTCGTTGCAAGTTGAGTATCATCGGTTTCCCGAAAGATGTCAATGTCTGCTCCATTTGCAGGTGCTGTCAGAAATTGAATCTGATTGCTACTAACAAAAACAAAGGAAGTTGTCAGAGTACCATTGATGGAGGCCCGAATCTCTGAGTTCTTAAGAAAGCTGAAGGTGATCGAAAAAATGGACGTAGAACCATTGCCTACATAGGCAGTGCGTGTATTTTCCATGTGTTGTTACTTGGCGTATTTAAGAATTTCGGAGAAGTCCTGCTCAGGCTGTTGGGTTTGTGGTTTTTTTGCACTTTGCTGTTGTTGTTTGGCACTGTAGGCGCCCATGTCAATGTTCTGACCTTCCTTACGAGCCTTGAAGACTGCTTCTGCATAGGCAGCACTGTTGCCTTCAAGTTTGTCGTATGCACGATCACGACTGCTTTGCCAGATGCGTTGGATCTCCTGGTAGTACCGAGGGGTTTGCTTTGGATTACCATCCACAATCTCTCGATTGCCCCAAGCTTTCACGTCCTCCTTGTACCACGATTGCTTCCGTAGTGCATCCAACTCTTCCCTAAGGCCATTCTTTGACATCTCCATACGGATGTCATGCTTCCACTGGGCCTTCATCTCAACTCCATTAGGATCCTTCTTCAAGGTATCACCCCATGTGAAGCGGGCTGCCATCAGCATCCGAGCCACTGGATCCTTGTTGTCAGGAGAGGTTTCAAATGGAATTGAGCTGTTCCAAATACCACCCACAGGATTCCTCATGGGTTTGCCGGTGAGAACATCAATGACTTCTGGATATGTATTGCGGATGCCAGGAAGAGCACTTTGCCATACTTTGTCCAGTTCTGTTTCAAACTCACGAGCATACGGGTCAAAGGCATTGGCAAACTGTTTGCGAATACCAGCAAGACCCAACATGTTGTTTGCTGTGCTGCCAAGGATTCTGGTAAGGTTGGCTTCGTTGTAGTTGGAGGTATCAATGAGACCGCCAAGAGCGGCAAGTCCTTGGAAGTAGCTTTTTTCCGTAAGACTACCAGTAATGGAAAGCTGAAGTTGACCTTTGAGACGATCCACCATATCAGCAGGAGCCACATTGGCCAGGGCTGACATGTCGGCACAGAACGCTAGGATGTTGGAAAGAGGCTCCAAGGTGTTGTAGGAGATCCACTTGTCACCAACCTTCAGGGAACGTGACCTGATGCCAGCATCTTGCCAGCGTTTGCGCTCTTTTGGATCAATCGGTGTGTTGCCAGTGATGTTGCCACTAAGAGCCAAACCAAAACCAGCTGCAACAGTCATCGCTCCGATCGCTTCCCGACCCTCGTATTCAGCCACCCGAAGGGCATCACCAGAAGCCTTCACAGCTTGGTATTCACCAAGAAAACGTGCAAGGATAGGGGTGTGCTCAAGTTGATAACCAAGGATGTTGGCAGGAGTCCTTAGGAATGGTACGGCTAACTTTCCTACTTTTGTAAGGGAAAGGAAGCGGTTGAGGGTGTTGATCAGTTCACCAGGATCATTTTGAAAGGTTCCAATCTCAGCGTAAGTCTGGAGGCCCTTATCAAGAATCTTTCCTGTTTGTGGATCAATGTAGGTGGAATACTTAGCCAGATACTCTTTGGAAAGCTTTTCCACATCCAAAGGATTCTTGGCTTCCGTCATGGCATGATACATGGACTGCTCAGCAATCCGTTGGCGAGCAATGATGGTTTTGAATCCATCATCCATACTCATCATCAATTTGCTTGGATAATCCAATGCTTGTGCAAAGTGATAATGGGCCTTTGCAAAACCAACCGTCAACTCTTCCATGCTGTCTGGCTTAGCCATTTTTCCAAGCAACTCAAGATTTGCTAGGACTTCTGCGTTTTGCACAACCCGGTGTGGGCTCCAGGAGGCTGGAATGCCTGTTTCCCAAGTCCGTGCTGCTACCTGCCATGCTTCGTGGGTACTGCCCATGATTGCATGAAAACCGGCCATGCCTGCTCGGAATAGGGCTGGATCACCAGTGAATGCACCTTTCAATGCAATGCTGGTTGGAGCTTCCACCACCCGATACACAGAACTTAGGTTACGGATGATGGTCTTGGTGTTAGACAAGATGCTGTTGTAAAAGATGCTCATCTGGGTAGTGCCCATACTACGCAGGGCTGTTCCCATGAAGGAAGCAGTCTTGGTAGGATCACCACCAGCAAGGACCATGGCTCTCACCATAGCTCTCATCTGATCAATTGCTTCTGGATCACCCTTTCGATACAATCCTTGAACCTTAGCAGCCCACGCACGAAGGGTGCGAGTGGTTAGCTCATCATCCTCCTCAAACTTCCGCATGACATCTGCGGCTGTCCCAGGTTCCAACACGGTCTTGAGGTTGATCTTCTGGGCATTAAGACTGCCACCATAGAAGTTGGCACCCCACTTGTGCATCTCCAGAAAGCCAACAAGGCGATCCGTCATCCGTTCAAAGGCATTGCCTCCGATCAGATGCTTCATGTCTTGCTCTTCAAAGTCGTTGGCAAGCTTATGGATTTGCTCAGCCGTATCAACGATGTGTGCTTTCAGGGCAACAAGACCTTCTGCGGTGGGGATGTCCCTGGCAAACTTGTCAGTTCCCAGCGTACCACCAGCAGTCTTCATAATGCGTTCAGCAAAATCACCAGGAGTGATCTGAACATCATCAGCAGTCTTCAGTGCGTTGGTGATGGCATCAAACACCACAGCAGCCTTACGTGCAATCTCATCCACCGTCATCCCAAGTGCTTTGGAGACGCTGCGGAAATCAATGTCACGTTCTGACTTCTGAACAAGCTTCTTGATACCCAATTCATCTGTTGCCAGAATCTTGTGTTGGGCATCCGTCAAACCTCTGGCACCGTTTACCGACACCTTACGACCAGGAACAAAGGGTGAATCATCAAGATGACCAAACCTTGGATCCTCGGCCATGCCTTGGGTAACGACCTGATCATTGATGTTGCTAGTTTTGTTGCTGGATTCTGTTTCCCAAGTCTCATACTTGGCGGTGTCATCAGCAGACTTCAGGATGATGTTGTCCAGGTCCTCTTGGCGAGCCATGACATCATCCAGTTCCCCTTGCAGTCCCTTGGCAACTTCATCTTCGGGGTCCAAGCCCTGAAGCCTTTGGGTAAGGCTCTGCTCTTTGGTAAGGAGTTGGTTCATCTCAACTTGCCTAGCATCCGTCCAACGAACCCTTTCGGCTTCCTGGGATGCTTTGGATGCCACAGCTGCTACGTCTGTTTCCTCTTTGAATGTCTTCACACCAGCGGCCAGTGCTTCCTCCTTTGGTTTGCCTACTGAGAGAGCTGCCTGAGCCGCCTTACGGGCTGGAATCAGAGCAGCCAGGGCATTGCCTGCAAAGTTCAGAGGACCGCCTTCCAGGGCACTCAGGAGTATGTTCAGGGCGGCTGGGTTTCCTTCCTTGGTTGCCAGAGCCAACAGCATGTTCTGTTGATACTGGACAGGAACCATACTTTTGATGGCGGCACTCAGGTTACCATCACGAGCATCCGTAAGGAGGATGTCTGCAATGGCACCAGGAACCAACCCATCCAAAGCAAGGCGCTTGGTCTGGGCACCAACCTTGGCAAGACCCTTCACACCAGCAGAAATAGGACCACCACCAAGCTTACCACCAGGCAGATACTTGGCAGCCATACGCATACCAACGGCAAACGTAAGCAGCTTACTTGCCGCCTGACCTATTTCGGTCTTAGGAGCAGTGGTGAATGAATAGGCAGCATTGATGTACTCGTCTGGTTTGTTAGGATCTTCTCCTTTTGGAATAGGCTTACCAGTAACCGTCAGAGCTTTTGCCTTGACGTAATCACCAAGCAAATCAGCCTTATTGGCTATCTGTTCAGGAATAGCAGACAGGCCCTTTCCAACTACTCGGATGGCCTCGGCACCAAACCCAGTATCAGCATCAACTTGCTTCTGAAGTTTTTTGTTGAACGTATCAGCCTTTTGTTGTTGGAGTTGTGCTGTTCCCTTTCCACCAATCGCATCAATCAGCGGATCCAATGGACGGGCCTTGCTGATGGTGTCAAGCGGATTCACAAAACGTGCATCCTTCTTTGCCTTAGCAGCAGTTTCTGTTGCTTGCTGTTTTTGCTTCTGTTGCGCTGCTGCTTTGGCTTTGGCATCAGCAGCAGCTTTTTCCGCAGCCTGCTTCTGCTTGACGTAAGCTACGTCATCAAGAGGTGTATCTGGACCCAAGATGTAATCAGACATGATGTTTCCCCCTCAAGGGATATTGTGAATAGTTTTGAGGAGGAACCAACCACGCATGATTAGTTCCTGTGATCCTCGGTTAAGGTTGTTGTCCAGCCATGATAGCCTTACGGGCTGCCATGAGGGCTGCACTGATTTGTCGGTGATCAAGGGAAGCCTTATTTTTCCCAGGTCCACCATCATGTGATCCTATTCCGTTTGGACCTTTCACAGCCGCCCATTCATTAGCAAGTGCTTGATGTGCTGACCTGAGATCGTTACTCTTACCACTAAGGTAATTCCTGAGAGCTGGTTGTTTGTTGGTGTTCAGGACATAAGCCCAGAACATTTTTTGTTGATTCTCAGGACTGAAGATGTCATTAGGACCAAGACCAGCAGCCTTGATGGCCATATCAAGTTGACCATCAGGCATCCACTGAGCAACACCAACAGCACTCACAGTGCCGTTGCGTTGGAGCTTTTGAACATCTCCAAGGCGCATTTTGCTTAGGGGACGGGGACCAGTGTTTTGTCCTACAACTCCAGTATTGTAGGAATCGTATCCACCTTCTCCAGATGAGATCAGTTTCAACAGACCACCATAATCATTGGCACCAGAGATTGAGGATTGGGATGGTTGCTGTTGTTCCCTCCGTCTCCTAGCAGCAATCAGATCCATGTTGGCCTGAATGCGTTGCTCAGGTGTTGATCGGGGGTTGACCAACAGACCAGCAGCACGGGCATCTAAGGTTCGGTTGTCATCATAGATCTGCTTGGCTTTGGTTTGTGGGACATAGGTCAGGCCAAACTTAGGTGCTTGGCTACTGAGGAACGCATCAACCGAAACACCAGAGGTACGGACACGAGCCAGGATGTCATCAGGAAGCTTGCCGCCAGCACTAGCAATCTCCAACACACTAGCAAATCGGTCTTCGGTGATGTTGAACTTATCGGCGTTGGCAGAGGCAATGACAGGAAGACGGTTGAGAAGGCTGGAAGACATGTCAATGCCGGATTGACCTTTTCCTCGGGAAAAAGGACGAACTGTATTTGATCCTAGTTGTGGATAAATCAATTCACCCTTTTTTCCAACAGCAACGTGAAAACGACCACCAGGACCAAGCATGGCACTTAGTTGTTTTTTCATAAAACCAAGCATGTCTTCGCCTGAGATTTGTTTATTATCTCTTAATGCGTTTCTTGACATTTGTTCTGCTTCTGCCATCACTTCTAAAACGGCAGGACCGGTAACAATATCAAGTTTCTTTGTCATCAAATTGGTATCTGCACCCTTACCCATGAGGCCACTGGAAGCAACAGTAAATGCCCACCCTTTTAAGGTATTAGTGTGTTGTGTGATTTCCTTTTTACTATTATCCGACAACAACCTTGACTCATAGGTTTTGTAGGTCTCAGCGGTAATCAGACCTGCACTTAGATATGCCTGCCCTTCTGCCTGGGTGCGAATGATACCACTTTCAACAGCCTTACCAAAGCGTTCATTGGTGATAGCATTGTAGTTGCGACCACGTTCACGCAAACGCACAAGAGCATCTCTGGCACCAGAAACACCTTGATTGGACAAGTCTGTTAGTGCTTTCACACCAGCATCAAAGGCAGGTTGACTCTTCTTGATGTCCCCAGTTTCCTGAGCAGTAGCAACTGTTTCAAAAATATCATCCACTTGTTGCTTGTCAGCATCAGCCTTGGCCTGGGCTGCTTCGCGTTTGGTTCCCTTGATCGTGCCGATAAGGTCACTGAGTTCACCAGGAAAGCGATCAGCAATCGTCCCTAACTTTGGGTTGTCTGGATTGATCAGTGTGGCTCCAAGGTTGGTGACCATGGTTGTAGCCAACGTTGGATCTGTCTGACTGACAAACTTGATGGACTTTGAAAGATTGCCAAACACAAAATCATTGGCTTCTTTGTTATTACCACCATTGCGCTCTTTGGCTTTCTTTTGGTGATAGTTCCAAAGTGCTTGTGTTTGGTTCTGATACGACAAACCTTTGGCAGCAACACCAATCTCTTGGGAATGCTCTTCGTTGTCATTGTCAAGGCGAACCCTACGAATCTCATCCATCCGATCTGCCAACACCGCCCCCTTGATCCTGAGGAGTTGTGGTGTGAGGTGCTCGGCAAGGATGGTGGGGTTGATGTTTCGGATGTTGGATTGTTGGATGAATTGTTGCATCCCCACACTCCAGGCAGCATTCAGTTCAGGCCCTGAGCGTACCTGACTGGGGGCGCGGAGGGTCGTACCGCCTTTCCCATCAGGAACAGGGATGCTAGGGACGTCTGACTTCAACCAGTCCTTGAAAAAGCTCATGGCGTTGCCAGCAGCTGCCTGGGCACGGCCTATGGTTCTTCCCTTCTCTCGCCATTGGTTCACAGCAGAACTGCTAACAACAATGGTCTCAGCAAGAGGAACGTCTGTCTTGGCAATCTCGTTGGATATCTGGATCTGAGCTGCGGCAGTCCCATCCAGAATCGCTTCCTTTTGCTTGAATGTGGCCTTGGCTTCTGGTGTTGGTGTTAGTTCACCATTCAATACATCAGCAATGCCAAGGTTGATCTGGTTCTCCATCCGAACCTTACCCTCATCTACCACCATCTTGTTGAGGGTGTCAGAGAACTGGGTAAGTGCCTTCAGGTCACCAGAGTAGGCTTCCAGGTTTGCCTTGCCTATGTTCTCATACTGGGCCAGCTGACGGTTCTGTGCAGCTGCAAGTTGATTTGTTGGATCAATGGCCTGAACAGGACGGAACCCACCATCAGTACTGGGACCACCAAGGCTAACTTGTTGTCCCTGAGGTTGATAAATTTGTGCCATAGTTGGTTATTCCTTTCCTATTTTTCCACCAAATTGTTTGAAGGTAGTCAGGCCAGACATAGCAGCATTGCCAAAGCCAGTAACCAAACCAAGGGCACTAGGACCTGGAGCAGCCATGGGGGCTGTTGGTTCAATCATACGGTTGGAGGCTGCGAGGTTGTTGGCACTCATCCAACTGTTTCTGGCATTGTCCACCGAGTTACCATAGTCCATGTTTGCATAGCCTAGGTTCAAACCAAGGTTAGCAAGGTCACGACCATACTCTCGTTGGGTGTCAGACACAAGAAGCCCTATGCTCTGTCCAGAACGCCCTGAGGCGAGGATACTGCCTTGGGATTGGAATTGCTTCACGAGGAGCTGCTGGGCATCGTCAGCGGCCTTCTGGTTGGCTGCTGAAAGCTTCTGCTGCTCTTGGGTGTAAGCCCTGCTGGCAGCCTCAGCATTGAGTGATAGTTGTTGTTGGTAGGCGTTTTGACTTTGTTGGAATAGTGATTGTTGTTGTTTGAATTGGGCCTGGGCAACAGAGTTGGCATAGGATGCCTGAGCCTGTTGTTCAGAGTAGTTAGCAACGGTGCCGAGAACAGAAGACGCAATGCTTACTGCGGCAATAATACCAGGACCTATGCACATAGCTTAGCAAACTCCACATAAGTAAGAGATTTTGGACCAACTACCCGATAGCCAAGGCGTTTGAAGCCGAGACGATGAAGTAGTTTCATATGTAAGTGATTTCGTGGATCAGCAATGTTAAATAGGCAGTCATACCCACTCACCTGACTGAGCCATTGTTTTGATTGTTTGAAGAAAAGGATAGGATGTTTGGTAACGGCTGTTGTAGTTTGCATCCAAATGGCCCCTGATGTGTCGTGTCTGGACACGCCAGCTAGGCCAGCAGGTATCCCATCAGGAGTCATGAAGAGAATTGGATCATCAGCTGTACTGATGGACATAAGAAGGGCTGATACTGGATCAGCACCAAGCCCCTCAATCTCCATCCGATCAGCATCCTGAAGGTTTGCTGCAATGATAAGAGCATCCTCAATAGTTGCTCTTCGGATCAAACTCATTGACGGGTGACTCCTTTGGTTGTGTAACTGCCTTGCCATGTGATGCTTGTGAGATACACAGGAAGTGGGTAGTCAGCCCTGAGGGTGACATCCACCTGAGTACCTTTTGCCAATACGGGCACAGCATCCTCAGCACTACGGATCATTGGTAGGGTGTTGAAGAAGTAGTCATTGGAACGCATGTGTGAGATTTGTTGAACAAACTCATCACGTCCTTCAGACTTCACACTGACTGAGAATGGTCCCGAATCCTTGGACTCCACAAAGAGTCGTTGGATTGTGGGGATGTTTCTGGTGTCAGCCCTGTTCTCAGACTTGTAGTAGAACTTAGGCATGATGGCCTCAGCCTTCATCCTAACACCCAAGCACCAGCCCTCAGCCGCACGATTGCCACTCAGTACCACGAAGTATTTCTGCCCAGCAGGAGCTGCTAGGTTGACCTGCAATGGCAGCTCATAGGACAAACCAGGACTCAGTGGATTGGTACTCACCAACACCGGAGTGTCTGAGATGGTTGCAATGCCTGCCTTGAAACAAATCCTTGTTTGATCAGGACCAGAATCATAGTAGGTTGCTGGACTGTAATCATAGAGATCCATCCTCAGATCAATGTAGGTATCATCAAACGTCATGGCCCCATTGGAGGAGTCTGACAACGATACTAGCTTGCTGAGAAAGGGGTTTGGTTGTTTGGTCACAAAGAACATCGACTCATTGTCATGCTCATGCAACAGCAAATTACCAGGCAGTGTCCACTTGAACCAGCTGGCCATGGTACGTTCATTGCCAGTAGCATTGAACCACCTGAAGAAATACAACTCATTCAGTTTCTGACTGCTAAGCATACTGAGCATACTTGAAGCAGTGCTACCTTTCATTGAGATGATGTTGCCAGGAATGTAGGAGGGGACAATGGTTGTGATGTTAGCAACCAAAGGCCTGGAACCTGCGTCTTGGATGAGCATCTCATAAATACTGGTGTATCGTGTGTTTTGATCCAACACCATTATTGTTGTCCCAGCATCCACAGGAGGCACAAAGACATCCTGGCTGTAGTTGGAGATCAAGCTGATCTCAGCAGTGCTGGCACTGAAGGCTTCGGTGGATGTTTCCAACACATACTGAGCATTGTCTGCACATATGAGCAGACCGCGTGGTTGCTGGATGGCATGACGCAACTCAATGGGTTTGGTTGATCCGCATGAAATATCAATTGGATCGCTGTTCACAATGGTGATTACTGTGGTAGCAAAGAAGTCAAAGTAACTTCCAGCCTGACTGCAAATCACATTATCATCACTAAGGAAAACCAACCGATTTTTGAAGAAGCTGATACCGGTAACTCTCTTTCCAACAAAGCTTGGATTTGGATTGGTTGTTAGGTCTCCAACCTGTCTCTCTTGCCAGAAGTTTTTACCAATATCATCAACATAAGTGGTCTTAGATACCACACTGCTGATGGTGAACGTAGCGCCCTTAGGATTGGTAACGATGTTACCGGCTGCATACCCTTGTCCTGCCCGGATGATATCAACAGCTTGGATTGTGTTGACAAGGTGGGTAACGATACGCATACCAGCAGCAAAAGTGCTTAGGGTGCCTTCTGGAACACCACTAACAACACTGAGCACCCATTCATAAGGATGAACGCTGTAGGTTTTGTTTCCTAAGGAAAAACTATCATCAGTGCTTGTTTCATTAATTTGAACACCGTCAACAACCCAACGATAGGTAATTGTCCCAGAAGGACTAACAAACTTGTAAACAAATGTGTAGGTCGGTAGTACTGGATCAAGAGGGTTATCATCAATACTGTCAGAGTCTCCAACAGCAGTGACTCGTAGTCTGAGGTTACGACCGGCACCACCTATGACTGAAAAGGTTTCTCCAACCACATAAGTGCCAGAACCAGTGGTTGTAATCCCAACAACAGAAGGGATGCCCGTTGTGGTTGTGCTGGTAACCGTAGCAGCAGCACTTGCTTCATTCAAGCTGCGATAAGAGAATGTTCCGTTGGCCTCACGAATGATGGCATGGGGCATGAAATCTGGATCAAGCCCAAGAAGGACATTGGAACCTATTGTTTCTTCCCAGATACCAGCGCCAAAGGAACCACCATTTGAAGTAACGAACTTCAAGTAGTAGTCGTCCCCTTCGCTCTCATCAGAAGCATTGACGCGAATAACTGCGTTGTGTTTGAATTGCTTAGGCAATACGGAAGACGATGGCACAGTACCTTTGTATGCCTCCAAGGAGTTGTTGGTGGTGCCACCCTTTGCACTGATATTAAAGTCTGTTGCATCATTCTTAACAATGTACAAGACATTGCTAACAGTGGTAACTGTCCAAACTCCACCAGCATTAATAGCTGTCTTAAGGCCTTCGGTAACATCACCTAGGTTAATAGGTGCGTTGGCAATACCAATGTCAGATACGGTGGTGCTTGCACCAGACCCTGCCCCTCCAACCTCAGCAGTAAGTGGCACGAGTACGTCAGTAGCTAGGTATCCTTGTCCAGGAGAGGTGATGCTGATGGAGGTTACCACATTGCCCGCAATTACCACAGTGCCCTTGGCGCCTGTCCCTGAGCCACCTGTGAGGGTAACACCAGTGTAAACCCCATTGGTGTAGGAACTACCACCTGTTACGGCACCAACCTTCAGGATGGCTCCTGTGACTGTTCCAGGACTGGTGAAAGCATACTCTGTGGAATTAAGAATGATGGCATACCTTGTGCTACTTGCCAAGGTGTTAATCAATACAAATGCGTAGTAAGGTGTGGTTGGACTGGAACTACCACTGGCAGCAACAATGGTCTTGCGATTCAATACAAAGTAATAATCATTGACCTGAAGGATCCCAAGATCACTACTATTAATATGGGTTGCATAAGTAATAGATCCAGCACTTTGAGTGTTCACTATCTGTGCTTGTCCACTCTCAGCATCCCACATCTTCAATACGCCAGCCTTGCTAAACTGAATGATGTAGCGTTCTTGGTCATCACGGATTGCCATGAACCATGTGCCATCAGCAGCTGCTCCAGTCAGTTCACCAATGGCCCTCATGCCAGGCCTCTTAGCAAGACCAAGGGTAGGGTCTGGCAGGAAGTTGGTACAAGACCTGAACTGTCCTACTTTCTTTGAGGAATCAGCTTCCTGAGAAACACCATTTGTCAGTGGTGTGATCTTCTGAGATATGATAGTCATTATCGTGCAATCGCTCGGAATGGGGTGTAGGAGATGTAGAAGTTCTGACCAGACTCAACACCAAAGATGTTGGGTTCTGCGGTCTGGGTATCATACGCAAGACAGTTGGCCCTTAGGTAGGCTTCGTCTTGGGTGAGGACCTTGAACTTCACAGCATCAATACTGCCAGCAGTCCGATCATACATCACTCTGGTAGCACGGATGGTGACGTAATCCTTGAACACTTGGGGAAGATCATTGAAGTCTTCCATCCAGATCACATCACAGGAGATTGCTGTGCCAATCGGAAAGGTGAAGCTGTGTGAAATCTTATCATAAAGCTTGCCGCCACGCAATACGGTCTGGTATTTTTGCACATTGGAAATCTTATTGTCAGACAATTGAAGAACATTGTCGGGAACAATAATGTTTCCAGAAGCATCAGGCATGAATGGGTAATTAATTTCAGTATTGAAGGACCAGCCTTCTCCTTGAACTTCCCGATTCACAGCATTCAAGATGCTAAGTGCGGTGGCAATTTCTGGATTGGATTCATCAAGAGACGACACCGGAGCCTGTCCGATGCCTGTCATCATTTGGTTGACAGCATCAAGCTGCGTAGTGGAGAAAGACATGGGACAAACACGGTATTGAAAGAAAAGGACCCAACCCTTAATAGGCTGAGTCCTAATGAAAGCCTAATTTGCTCCTAATTAGGAGTTGGTTATCAGGTGTTACGGAAGGCACCAGCAACGCCAACGCGCACAGCGCCAGCACCGTAGGCCAGACGGCCCACGATCACGTCGCCCTGATAAATCACCTTGGTGTCAGCACCCGTGGTCTGAACCGAAGGACCGATGGCTTCCACAACGCCAGCAGCGTCACGGTGGAAGATCAGGCCGCAGCTGTTGGTGAAGTTGGAAGCAATGCCGTAGGAGTTGTTCTCGCCGGTCACAGCAGCAGCATCAATGGCAGCGCCAGAGGCGGAACCATACTTGCCCAGGAAGGGGATGTTGTTGGACTTCTTGATGCTGATACCAGCGATCTCATACAGGCCATCACCGGAGTTCATGGAACCCTGGTTGTTGCCGTACTCACGGTACAGGATGTTGGTGTCAACCTGGCTGATCAGAGCGTAGTACTGACGGGGGGACAGCACGGCCACACGACCATCCTTAGGAGCGGCGACCTCGTCAAGACGGGCAGCAGCTTCAAAGAAGCCGTCAACCAGGGCTTGGGCATCATACTCCTTGGAAGCACCCAGGTTGATCTGGAAACCACCAGGCTCGCCGGTCACGGCAGCAGAGGCAGAGGAGGCACGATCGAGCACACGGAAGATGCGACGATCATAGAACTCAGCCAGGCTCTGGCCGATCTGACGGGCGATAGGGCCACGGATGTCATACTGGCTCATCACCTCGTCGAGGTTGTCCACGAAGGCGCTGGCGACCAGCAGGTCGTCCATTGCGATGGTGGTCTCGGCAGCAGGAGGGTTGCCAGCGCCCAGGATGGGCACACCGGGGGTGTGGTAACCAGCCGAGATACGGCCAGTGTGGATGAACTGGGCTTGCTTGCCACCACGGAGGGTCCGGTTCATGACCAGATCCTTGGCGATGGTGCTGTTACGGAAGGCTTCGTAGACTTCGCCAGTGAACAGCTTCAGGAAAAGAGCGGTAGTGCTGCCAGCTTTGTTAGCCTGGCCAAGATAGGTAGGTGTTGCAGACATTGGTCTTAGTAGGTAGGGTTGTTATGACAGTTCCCAAACGTTTGGATTTTCCTAGGAGGTATTATTCGGTTGTTAGGCAGAGTCGTGTCATATTGGGTGTCCACCGCAGCGGGCCAATACTCCAGTCATGACTGGGTTTTTTTAATGAGGCCCAAACCTCAAGAGAAATGGGGGTCCGACACTGAGGTGCCCCCAAATCCGGCATTGGATTGTCCGTTTTTCCTACATCAGATCATTGCTACGCGAAAGTTTCTGCTCTACGTCATACCGATAGGCAGGGTCATTGCGGTAGCGTGGATCCGAAATAGCACGAGCCAATTCGGCCTGGCTACGGAAACCCGGTTCTTGGCGAGGTGCCCGATTGCCACTCAGACGATTGCCTTCAAAGCCCACAGCATCCTTGTAACGATTGTTCAAAGACTGCACAGCAAAGAAGATTGCATCCTTGTTACCACCATTCATCACATTGTCATAGGCTGCAACTTCCTCAGGTTTGAGGTTGTCAGAAGCCCATGCAAGGGTTTCATTGTAAGCATCTTGCCCGCCCACGGAAGTAACGATGGACTGGGCATCAACATCAGACAAAGGCTGAGCAGTAGCAACTGGGTTGTTCTTTTGAAACTCCATGTAGGCTTCAATGAGCTGCTCAGATGGCATCTCCTTGAGCTTTTGAAGCGTTTCAGGTTTCAGAGCATTACCATTTGCATAGTACTCTTCCGAAGCATCCTTCAGTAACTGAACTTTTTCAGTAACCTGTGGTTCGGTTTCTGGTTCAGTTTCTTCAGTAGGTTCTTCGGCAGTCTCCTCTGTTGATTCCTCATCTGCTGATTCTGATTCCTTGGATCCAAGCTTCTTCTGTAGTTCCAGATAAGCCTTTTCAAGGTCCTCAGCAGACTTGAACTTTCCAGCATACTGACCAGCATCCTCGGAATCAGTTTGACTGCGACGATACTGTTCTTCATTTGCTGCTTCCTGGGCCTCAATAATCTTGCTACCAGTCTCCAGACTTTTTGCTTCTGCTGCCTCTCGGCTGGCAGTAACATCTGGATCGGTGCCATCAAAAATGATTTCAGACATTGAGGGTTAATGGATTACAATGGTAACTTTGCCAACGCCAGGTGCGGTCACCTTGGCATCACCATACTTGAATTGTTCCTTAGGACCAGAAGCAGAGGGAATGTTGACAGGAGTGGGAATTGCGGAAGGCAACTCGTTACTGGAGGGGTTCGGTAGGTTGTCCTGCTGGAGCTGCAACGGGTTGTCCCCCTGTTGCTCCACCACCGAATTGGCCTTGGAGGCCCTGAAGGGTTTTGCTAATGCCATCGAGTGCTTGAGGGTTTTTGGACGGATCCATCATAGGAGAACCGGCCAGCTGTCCAGCCTGACTGGTCAGGGACTGGGAAATGGCCTGTTGTTGAGCAAGGCGGATCTCATTGGCTTGCTCGTCCTTGGTCTTAACAAGGTTCAAGGTATCAATACCCTGGGCAGCAGCAAGACGTTTCACTGCTTCGTCGGGGTTGATGAACTTCATCATTGCCTCAGGACCAAGACTCTGAGAGATGGTAGTGAGGAACATCATGAGGGCATCACGATCTTGGCCACGACCAACGCCTTCAAGACCTGCAACAACAGTAGGAAAGATAACACCCTTGGGTAGCTTGGTAATGTCATTGCTACGCTGGAGAAGGAAGAGTTTGCGCTGGAGGTAGGGACGCAAAAGCTCCACGGTGAGGTTGCCGTAGATGCCACCAAGCTGTTCGTTGAGTTCCTGTTGGGTGGCTCTGATCTCCTCCGCTGTGGTCCTTTCGGATTGACGGACGGTGAGGATCAGGAATGCTTCTGACAGCCTTTGGGTGAGGCTGGTGATCATTTGGTAGGCGGTGCTGAAGTCCTGTGCCTTCCCAACCTGAACAACGGTCACGTCTTCAGGACGACCCTGAATGATGGCCCCATTGCCCGCCTTGGCCAGCTGCATGGGCTTGATGGTGGCCGATGGGCTAACCAGGAAGACTACCTTGGCAGAGGCAGCAGAGCCCTCAACCATGGCTTGCATGAGGGCCTCAAGAGACTTCAGGTCCCCAAGGAACTCCTCAATCCTGCCACGTCCATAGTCTTCGGAATCAACAACATTGAACCGAAGCGGAAGCCAGGGGGTTACATTCTTTGGAGACTTCCCAAACGAATCAGGAACAATCTCACCATCAACTTCTTGTCTCCATCGCCATTGACCATCCTTCAGTTTGGCCCATGTGAAGACTGCAACTTCATCTTCCCCTAAGACCACATCGGTGCTAGGGGTGCTGGAGTTGTCGGCAACATCGTTGACGTTCTTTGCCTTGTTCTGTTGGAGTGCTGGTGGTAGGAACTGACGATCAATTGCCTCAACAGTAATGATTTCAGTTGGGATACCTTCACCATCACGCACTACAACATAGCGATCAAGAGGATACAACTTGACACCATTGGAACCCATGAAGACAAGGGCATTCCCCGTAACAATGAGGTGTTTCATTGCTTGGTGGAGAATTACCCTGTCTTGTGATTCTGCAATGTTTTGCATGACCACCCGTTCCATCTTTGACAAGCTTATGTCAATCTCTGATCTGATCTTGGCATTGAGTACCTGATCTTTGGCCAACTGGCCATCGTTGATTTGAAGCTTGAAGAAGGTGGTGTTGACTGGGAAGAGACTCAGCATCAGTTTGGATGCCATAGCATTGGCACCCTTTGCTCCAATACTCTGCCAAGGAGTAGGAAGCTTCTGTCCACTTGCTAACCCAGATGGGGCAAGCAGAAAGGGAAGGCTGAGTTCTGCACAGTCACGAGCAGTGTCAAGAAACGTCGTCCTGTCGCTTGCTAGTTTTGCATACCTAGAAGCAGCAGTTTGCGTTTCCATTGTTACTTACCAATGGAAAGACTGGAGGTACCACCAACAGGCCCAGTCTTCAAAGAGCCAGTACCCATACGGGCATTACGCAAAGAAGAACGTTGGGACTGAGTAGCTTTCACTTTGGCAGCACCAGAAGGACTGGTAACAGAAACAGGAGCTGCTGGAATCGGAGGTGGAGGTTCGGGCATTTTGATCTCCGGCATAGGGGGCGGAGAAGGAGGTGATCCTAGGCACATGATTACGGATTGCGTTTTGACTTGATGTAGCGAATAACAGCAAGGGCTCCAGACATCCGTCCTGCTTCCCACGGAGTCATCTCGTGGTCAGGATAGTTGTCTGGATACCTCTGGTCAAGATCCTCAATGAGAAGATCAAGATCCACACGTCCCCCCACCACGTCTGTGAGGGGAATCTCGGTGGCATCAAAGTAGGAATTAGCCATAATTGTTGAGGTAATCAATAGCAGCTTGTAGGGTTACAGTGGAATCCTTAGCATGACCCAATAGTAAGTTGCAATGATGACATAACAATCCCCTAATAGTTCCTGTAGAATGGCAGTGATCTACAACAAATTGACCTGAGTTGTGATACGGAGCAGTGCTTTCGCATATCAAACATTTACCGCCCTGAGAACTAAGCATTTCTTTGTATTGTAACAAACTAATACCGTAGGAACGCTTAAGTTTTTTATCTCTTTCAGCGGTTGGGCAATAGTTTTCCTTGCGACGTGCCAAAACTGAATCTTGATTCTTCTCATAGGAATTCGCAGCAGCAGCCTTATGGCAGGACTTACACTTGCGTTGGTAGCCTCGTTTAGTGCGAGCCTCTTTGTAGAAATCTGATTCTGGAAAGCTCTGTAAGCAAGAATAACAATCAAGCATAGTAAACGTCAGCCGTATTGAGGTAAGTCAACATTGCTTGCCTCAAAAAAACAGGGCATCCTTGCACGTTGTGTGTCAGAAAGACCAGGGGCCTTGCCACGTTCGTACAGGGAATCAGACTGGCTGATCCAGAAGTCCTTGCTGAGGTACTTGTTGGTGGTACTGGTAAGACCATCCATCATCCATCCAACAGTAGCACGGCGTAATCGGTTAAGGCTTTGCGTTGACCGCAGGCCAAGCTCGGAGCAGACCATGCTATGAATAGCGACGTGGGTTTGCTCATCTCGGCTGATGTCTGCTGCTGTGGTTCGTACTCCGATGTCTCCGTTGAATCGGTAGAAGGGCAGTAGAACAAAGAAAACACTCCTCTCAAGAATAGCTGCCTTAAGGATCGGATGTTCCGGTGCCTCAAGCCAGGTCCTTAGGATGTGACTTCCTTCTGCCTCTGCTTTTGGATCAGAACCATGAGCAGCGACAACATAACGGAAGGCCTGGTCATGGCGTTCTTCATCTTGGATGTTTGAGGTAAGAGCCTCAACAACACCAGCAGTCTTGGGAAGTTCCTTTTCAAGACCCTGCCGAAGGAAATCAGCGACAGGCAACTCCAGATGACGCAGAGCAAGAGCACGAAAGAAGGCATCTTCGGAACCAGAAACTAGGTCACCCTTGCGAACGGCAACTGGCGTCCACTTGCGTTTGCGAAAGATGACCTGATCATAGGGCGAAACGGTAGTTGTCATTTTCCGTACAATTTGGCTTGATCTTCATGAAGACGTATGGCAGCAGCCTCAGCATCTTTTAATGTTTTATGAATACCTAAGTGTTCTTTGGTGTTGTAATACGCTTCCCTAACCATCTGTTCACCCTTTCGTCCATCAGGTACCTTGAAGTATTTTCCATTTTTATCCTTGATGACTCCAGGAGCATTCACCCAAGGACTATTGGGATTGTTTTCATCAAGTGGAAATGTATGTGTAAATACAGTGCTGTATGATCCATCAGGATTTCTAACCTTTGGTCGTTTCTGTAAATCAATGTTTCCTGGGGTAATCAGAGATTGATTGATTTTAAGATTAGGTTTTGTTGGTACTGGAATGTTGAGGTTTGGCATGACTATTCTCCACAGGGAATACAACGATCATCAGACGGAGGGACTTCCTCAAGAGGATCCTCATCAAACTTGAAGAACTCATGAAACTCCTCATCAAGGGCAGTCATCGCATCATCCTTGGCTTGCACATCAGGCATCACCTGAAGGGAATAGTAAAGCGACGTTTGTGGCGAGTTGAGCCACTTTTGAATGAACGATTCGTCGTAGGTGACGACATCACTCCAGCTGTTGTAGGAGTAGCCATGGAATAACATGGTGTTGCGGAACAGCGATACCATACCATCCACCACCTTGTTGTAGGTTTCCCAGCCAACCTCAGCAGCAATCTCCATATCAGGAGGATACTGGTAGGCATCAACACCGAAGGTGCCGCTGTCACGATCCACGTTGCGTGAGATGGGTGGGGCAATCTCAGGAGCTGTGGTGTAGCCCCTCAGATCCACGTTGTTGTAGGAGCAGGAGGCAGTAGGGGCAATGGCAAAGGCACGGACCATACCGGCCTTACGGGCGATGATGGCAGCCTTCTCAATGCCTAGTGCCAGCTGAGATACCAGGCGATAGGCAGTGGTGTTTGTTGGTGAATTGCCTAGGTACAATTCTAGGGCATCACCAAACTGTTCATAAGTGATGTGGTGGTAGGCAAGGAAGTTTGCCAGACCCAACACACCGAGACCAACCTGACGGTCAAACTCAGGTGTCAGATACTCACCAGTATCACCAACACCAGTCTTGCCGTGAAGAAGAACCAGGCTGGTCATGCCCTCCTCAAAGGCCCCTACGATGTTGTCCTTGGTGCAAGCACCTAGGTTCACATGCTGAAGCAGGCAGGTACCACGGCTCTTCAGATACACCTCCAGACAGACGTTGCCATAGATCCGCTGGTGATTGCTGTCGCAGCGAATCTTGTTCAGCCAGATGTCACCACGCTTGATGCCTTCAATGGTGGCAGCAATCAGTTCAGTACTGGCAACGAATAGGAAGGAGTCGTCAACATCCAGGCAACGCTTCACCCAAGGCAGTTCTGCCCGGCTGGCATTAACAAACTCAAGAGCATCAGGATGATCGTAATCCAGGTGGATCACAACCGCCCCATTCTTGTAATGACCACCCCTACGAAGGGTCTCGTTGAGGGTGGAATAGATCTTGGCAAAGGAGACTGGACCGGAAGCCGTCAGGCCCTTTCCATTCTCATCACCTTTGGGACGTAGGTTGCTGAGGTGAACAGCAACACCAGCACCATTGCGGAGGGCATGGGAAACAAAGCGCCAAGACGATTCAATTCCATCAAGTCCCTCCATACTATCCTGAACCACAAACACTGTGCAAGACACAGGAAGTCGGGAAGTAGGATCCGTGATCCAGTTTTGAACTCGTCCTGTGCGAGCAATAATGTTCGGCGTTTTCATAATCAGAGGAGATCCTCAAGGATGGGTGGTTCGTAGTTTGGCCCCTTCATGATCTTACCATCATCGCGGCGGAGGGGTTTGCCATCCACGAGTTTGCTCATGTTGGAGCGGAAGACACGGTTCATTGCCGAGTCAAGGTCCCAGCCACGGGCAGCGGCATATTGGTAGCAGACAAAGACAAGATCTGCTAGTTCTTTGAGTTGATCTTCAAGAGAAATCTTCCCATCAAACTCACCAGAAAAGGCTTCATCAAACTCACCATACTCCTCACGAATCAGTCCAAATTGAAGTTCATGGACAATTTCATCAGGTGTGGAAATGGGCTGCTCCATCGCCTGTCGGAACAGGATAGCCTGAGTGAGGAGGCTGGGCGTCACTGATGGCTCTGATTTTTCGTTCAACGTAGGCACGGACCTTGAGCCAGTCATCGAGTTCAGTTTCTTGGGGTTTGTAGCCTGCTCGGCAAATGTATTTGATGATGTTACCAGACAGGAAGTCAAGATCTTGGTCAACAATGAAGTCCCAAACCTGAATCTTGCCTTGCTGGTAATGGGCTGGATCGTGCTTACTCATTGGTTGGTGGGTTCCACAGGATGGGTTGTTTGGTTGTGAAGTTGTACTCGTTTGGGCGGAGGATCCTGGCAAGCCTAGCATTGCGGAGGGCATCCTCCTCGGTCAGACCTGCCTTCTCATAAGCACCTCTGATCACCTCCCACTCTGTGCCCTGTGCCCCTGCAAGGAGCTTCTCAGCACCCTTGGCACCAACACCAGGCACACCTTTGTAGCCGTCCACAGGGTCTCCTGTGAGGCACTGGGTCCAGAACCAGTAGTCGGCCTGTTCTTTGGTGGTGGTGACCTCTTCCTTTCCATTGAACAACCGACAAGCGATCTGCTTCATGTCTTTGTCGGGACTGACCAGAACAAAGTGAGAAGGATCATTGTGGCAATGAATGCCAAGAGCATCATCAGCTTCAAGGTGGGGAATGGTTACGGTGTCATAGTTCTGCCGACACCACCCTAGCAACTTGCGATAGCCAACAGGCTTACGCTTTGTTCGGTTGCCCTTGTACTCGGGGTCAACCGTCTTCCTGAAGTTCTTGGTGTCAGAAAAGTACAGGGTGACATTGGTGGTGTCATACTGTGACCTGAGGTTGCTGATGTCCTGCTCAAAAGTTCGGATGACCTCTTTCAGATTGCTAACAATTGTGATGAGATCTTCACCCCAATCAAGTTCCTCCTCGTTGACCTGACAGGAACGGTAAGCGTAGAAGTCTGCATCAACCCGCAAGCTAATGGCAGTCTGCCCACGATGCCCCTTCTTTCGCTTCGGAGGCGAGTGGGACTCGGAGGTTGTAGTACTCTCCTGCTTGGACGATTGCCCATTCGAGATTGAACTTGAAGTCATTGACAAGGTGTGGGAGGACAGCTAATTGAATTTCATCATGGATCCAACCAAGCCATTGGTAGTCAATGTCCCACTTGTATCCTAGTTTGGTAAGTGACTCATAGGCAATCACGTTCCATCTCTTGCAAACGATAGCACCAGCAGACTGAAGCAGATAGTTCAGGGCAGCATGTTTCTTGCCTTGGAGACGGATGGGACGACCATCAAGACCCCTAAGCACATCACCCTCTGCCTTCTGTTTGACGGCAGTCAGGAGATCATCAAGTCCAGGAATAGCAGCAAGGAACTTCTTGCGAATGTCTTTGCCCAACCTTAAGGCTTCCGCATCCCCCAGACTTTTGTCCATAGTGAGCCCGATCTTCTTGTCGGAAGCACCGTAAATGAATGCGTAAGTGAGAGACTTGACAGCCTTTCTCGTGCAGCCGACTCTGTCTGCATTCTGTTGATGAATGTCGCCATTAACAACAACGTCAGCAAAAGACCCCCCGTCAAAGAAAGCGAGGTAATGACCAAGCATCCTAAGTTCAAGGCCAGAAGCATCAGCACCGACCTGTCGCATCCCCTTACCAGGCAAGAAAAGAGCGCGGCAACGTGGATCACTACTTACCTGTCCAAGGTTTGGTTTGCTATGGGCATTGCGACCTGTGTTGGTTGCAAGCATACACTGGTGATGGATACGACCCTGAGGTGTAACCATCTTCAGCCATGCGTTTGCCCCGTCACTGAGTTGTCCTACCCCTTTCTGGAGTTCCAAGATACGAGCAAAGGTGGTTGCCTCTGTGGTATCAAGACCCATCAGGATTCCTTCATCAATCTTAGGGATGCCAGTGTCAGTGAACTGATCTGGTTTCCATCCTCGCCAGGTCATGAAGGCCCAGCCAATGTGATGACGGCTGGTGGGATTGAACTCCTTGAGTTTGGTGAATGGTGCATCTTTGATGTAGCCCTTGGTTTGGTTGGGACGTTTGGGAATCATCTGACCACCATCCACATAAGGGAAGATGCTTCTCATCCCATCAGCCAACTGATCCATCTCTGTTCGGAGAGTTGATTCGAGTTGCTGACCTGCCCTCACATCGAAGGGCCATCCTGATGTTTCCTGCTTGGCCATGATCCTGGCAAGGTCATGTTCCAGTCGAATGGAATCTGTGCAGTCGTTCAGCTTAGGGGTGAACAGCTGCACTAATTCATGACTGACGTGGACATCCTGCTCGCAGTAATCCTCCATCTCCTGTGACCAGTCCTTCCAGTCTGTGGTCTTGCCGAACTCACCCTTGTATTCGGTGAGACGGTAGCCCCAGGCCTCCAGACTGTGACGTCCGAAGAGCTGCCCAGGCATTGCTGCTGGGCGTTTCCGCACATCACGAGCAAGGATGTCAGAAAAGAACATCCGAGACATGATTAGGGTGTCAAAGGTGGCGGCCTTTGGCTGGAAGAAGGGATAGATCTGTTGAAGGGCTGGGATGTCGTAGCCAACAATGTTGTGGCCCCACAACTCATCTGCCTCCATGAGAAGGGTGACTCCTTCGGTGACACTGTGCTCACCACCCTGATCGTTGAAACGAAAGACCTGCTTGGTGTCAAGGTCCATTGCAACGATACAGTGAACCACACTCAGCTTCCGAAGAAGCCCATCTGATTCAATGTCGAACAGCAGTCTCAATCCCACGGACCTTCCTCAGCTGCAAAGGTGGTCTCAGTAATCACATCAGGACGACCACAACTGGAACAGAAGTTGCCAGTGGGAATCATCTTGCTGAAGAAGAACTCCTCACTGTCACATGTCAAACATCGAACGGTGTTGTGATAGCCGATTTTAAGTTGTCGTTCAGAAGTCATAGTTGTCTGGGGTTGTGGCATGGGTGTCTCGTTGTTTGAACATTGGAGTAACGTCTTCCAACATGCGACCTGTGTCTCCGTTGTAGCTAACAAATCCAGCAGGTCCTGTCTTTCCATTGAATCGGTTCTTCAATACAACCAGCTCTGAGTGACTCTCTCCAGCACTGAGGTTTCGCTGAATAGCGATGACCAGATCAGATAGCTGGACAATGGCATGGGAACCCCTGAGTTGTCCGAGGGAAACCTTTCCTCCGTCTTCGTGTCCTTTGTCATTCTGTGGTCGGCGTAGGTGGCTGATGAGAATCATACCAATACCAGTCTCCTCAACAAAGCTGCGGAGCTTGGTCATGGTAACGTCAATGAGCTTGCGCTCGTCCCCCGAATCATTGCCAGACAGAAGGATGCTGAGGTGATCAAGGATGACCCACCTAATACCCTTTGCCATCGTCATGAATCGGATGTCACTCAGAATAGCCTCAGGATCCACGGAACCAAAGCCGTCACGAAGAAAAACATGGCCAGAGCCAACGGAAGCATCAAACGCTTGGCGGAAATCCTCTTGTGGGATGTCATTGCTGATGTGGAGTGGTTTGTTGGCCTTGACGGACATGAGACGTAAGGCGGTCCGTTGAAGGCCCTCCTCCAGTCCAATGTAGCCCACCTTATGACCCTGGTCAACCAACCCCTGTGCTACCTCTCCGCAGAGTGTGCTTTTGCCGACACCTGAGCCTGCTGTGACTGTGACCAGTTCTCTGAGTCTAAGACCACCAGTGACGGCGTTAAGACTGTCAAAAGGCCAATCAGCGTCCCGCCCAGCCAGGGGACGACTAGCGATCTCAAAGAGATCAGTTCCATCGATGACGGTCTTTGGGGCAAACTGTCGTTTGTTCCAGATGGCTTGCCTGATGGCGTCTGTGTCCTTTGCAACTAATGCTTCATTTGCATCCTTGTATTGGTCAGTGCGGGCGATGAACACCCGCTCATGTGGGAAGAGGGAAGCACACGATTGTGCTGCCTCCTGGCCAGGACCATCGTTGTCAAAGAACAGGATGATCTCATCAAACTCCAGCACCCACTTCAGCTGCTTCTCCAGTGACTTCCTGGCACCGTTGGCACCATTGGGAACACTGACAACTGGCCAATTAGGACGGGCCTGCCAGACGCTCATGGCGTCCTCCTCGCCCTCGGTAATGACAAGAGTCTTGCCACCACCAAATAGCTGCTGGCCAAACAGTTGATGTTCTTCGTTCTTGCCCTTCCAAGTGATGTCCTTGGCAGCAGTCTTTTCCTTGAACGCAATCACCTGTCCTGAGGAGTTGCAGTAAGGAAACCGAAGGGTTTGATTCTCAGCAGAGAACCGAACGTTGAACTTCTTGCATGTGTCTTCTTGGATGTTTCTGGTGCGGAGAGGAATGATATCTCCTGAGTAATCCATGCGGTTGCGAGGCTTGTGGGAAAGGGGAACATCACCATCGCCATGTTCGTAGTACCCACAGGAGAAGCAATACGCATCGCCCGCTTGGTAACGAGCGAGCGCATCACTACTACGACATGAGGGACAGGGTTCGTGACGAACAAACACTGACTCAGAGTCTTTCATTCAATCCAAGAGAGGGGAATATCAGAAGAGGAACACCACTTGAAACCGTTCTTGTCGGCCCACATAGCATAGGTGGTTTTGCTTTCCTTGGAAAGTGTGTTGTGTGGGGCTTGAAAGACAAAACGGATGTCAAGCTCAGGGTTATCATGTTTCACTGCTAACATCTTGCGACGATCAACAGGCTTGAAGTAACCCTTTGCCTCCAGTATCACTCCATTGGGAAGAACAAAGTCTGGGGTGTACTTTGCGGTGATAGTGTAAGAGAGCTTAAGAGTTTCATACTCAAACGAAACATCATTAAGCTCCAACCACCGGGCCAACCTTTCTTCAAGGCGGCTCCGGTAGCCCGCCATCAGAAGGGAAGATCGTCAGCTGTTTCCGTAGGAGCAGGCTGGAAGTTGGGACTACCTACCTTGAACCCATCAACGGAACCAAAGATAGCAACCACATCATCATCGCTGATGTCACCAGAGTCATACCCATTCCCTGAGGATAAGGAGATGATCTGGGCACCCTTGACTTTGAACGAGAGGCCGATCTTGGTGGTGAAGACATAGGGCTTAACATCAACAATGAGGCGAACCTTCGTACCCTTCCAAATCTGAGTGGTCAGAGGAATGGGTTGACCATCCGTATCCACCCAAGGGAACATCGGGTTGTTGCTGTCACCACCATAGCTCAGCTTCACATAGCCAGACTCATCCCATTTGGGAAGTTCTGCTGTGCTGCGCTTTCCAGCTAGCTTGTTCTTGCCCCACTCCAAGGCATTCTCATACTGCTTGTCAAACTCAGGAATGAGTTCATCAGGAATACGGAAGCCAATGGAGCAGCTGTTGAACCTACCACTGGGAACCAAGGCGTTGATGTAGCCTTCGAGCGTGGTGGCAAAGACGAAACGGTTGTCGCTCATGTGATGGGAAGAAGGGTGGTGAGTTTGGTGCTGGCCACAAGGTCCTCATGCTCTCGGAAGAGGGCAAGGAGGCTCTCAGGGGTGTCCCCGAGGTCTTCATCAAACCACTTCAGGATCTCCATGGCTTCCTCATAGGAGTAGCCATAGGTAGCGATCACCTGTTCAAGAGAGGCGAGAGAGGCATCGCTCATCTGTTCAAGATTGATCATTCAAATGCCTCAAGCACTTGCTCAGCAGCTTCGGTACATTCCTGAACACCACCACCAGAGGCAGCACAGCACATCCAAGCAGCTGCTGTGAACTCATCCTTGATGAACTCTTCAAAGGTCAGCTCAGGCTCTTCCTTGACATACTCAGAGTACTGTTCAAACAGCACACCAGTGATCTCAAGGTCCAGTTCGTAATCAGCAGCAACCTCTGCAACGTAGGCCAGAGATTCTTCAGAAGTGATCATGGTTAACAGAAGAAGTAGGGGGAAGCTTGAACATCATTGATGTCCAAAGTGTTTTTCATGATGCTCTCATCAAAGACAGCACCAATCTGATCAGCCCAATTCCTAAGAACAGGCTGGCTGTAAATCGACACGAACTCATTCCTGACTGCCTTAGCAATCAGATCCATGTCACAGGAACGTCCTAACACACAGTCATGGATGACAGTGAAAGGTCCCTTCCAATCAGCAAACACACAATGCAACAACGCAGCATCCAGGGAATGGATCACGTTAGGAGCCGAAGCACTGACATGATGATCAATGTCCACTGGTCCTGGTTCTTGCTTAGCAATGTTTGCGGTGAGTGTTGTGCCAAGCAACTTGGTGGCAATCCGTTCTGTTTGTGTGATCCTTAGGTTTTGAACCACAGGGAATCCAGAAGGTGTCACCCATTCAATAACCTCTTTGCCAGACTTGATCTGCTCCTTCACTGCCCCTTGGATGAAATTCATACAAAGCACAGGACCAGAGAAGATCTCCTTAACACCGAAGTCATAGATTGCCTTGACAATCTCGGTGAGTTCACCTTTCTCAAGAGACACACCACGAAGCTCTTGTCGGATGTAATCACGAGCAGAGTGACGAGTCACACCATAGGGTGTTGTCATCACGGTCCTCTTGGTTACCTTCCTGGTGATGTGTTGATGAAGATGCTCTGGTATCTTCTCCTTGGCCTTGTTAGCCACAATCAGATAGCCATCAGAGGGCTTGGCTGTTGGGACAACATTGACCATCTCAGCTGCCGTGCGGTCAAGCGTAAGGGCAGAGAGGTGTTGAAGACCAGAACAAGTAGCATCAACAGCAATAGGAAGACCGGAAGTCTTCTTATCACCAACAATCACACAGGAATGATACTCAAGACACGCAGCTAAGAAACACCAGGGTTCCTCTGCTACGGACCACTCATTGATCATGCCTTTTGGATCACTAGCAATCTTGCTGATTAGGGCATGATTGGCATAGGTCCAAGTCAGACGATCATCCATCGTAGCCTTATCCAATCCATAGGTAGTAGCAACCTGAAAGGCTAGCCACCACTGAACCACTAAGCCTTCTTCCTCAAAGAGAAACAAACTCTTTTCAAAGTCAGTTCCCTGTGGGCTGAGGCTTGTGGGAATTGGATAGCATCGTCCACGGTAGTCGAAACTCCATGGAATCCAAAACGGATCACCCTGATACTTGTTCGCAACAAACAAGCACTCTATTGTTCGGTAGTTATTCTGTGCCAGAAACGAGTTCCTATCTTCGATCTCAGTACGAGCTTTCCGATAGGCTAACTTGTCTTCCTCAGAAGCAGTCTCCCAAGGCTCTGGCTTTGGCGGTGGAGGTGTTGGATCCTCCGCTCGGAACTTACCCACACTGATGCGGTGTTCCATACAGAAATTGGCTACGCTCAGAACAACAGGATTGATCCGATACGGCACCCGTTGTAGGGTGTTCAGCATGGCGAGGGCCTTGCTGTTCCGTAAGATAGTAGACCCCCCATAGTCTCGTACCCGTACCAGGCGACTCAGTTTGCGAATGTCGTTGGTGAGGTATCCACCCGAATGCTGGTCGGTCCAGTCATTGGGCTCACACAGCATGGGCCACAGGCACCCACAATAGGCCTGAGCCTGCAACAGGAGGGCCTCCTGTGCCCTCAGGAACTCTGGCTGGTAGGTGAGCACCGAACTCTTCTTGCCCTGTTTGTAGGTCACCTTGGAGCTGATCCAGCCCGTTGCCTTGGCAAGACGGTCAACCAACCACGCACCAACCTTATGGCGGATCGTAGGGGTCCACAGCTGCCACTCAATGTCGTTCTTTCTCATGGCAGCACGATACCGCTGGACCTTGTACCCATAGCCCTTGTGGGCATGGATGTTGTCAGCAGTGTTGCGGAAGAGATCCTTGTTCTGTGCCTCAAAGCTGTCCAGCATCAGCTGCTGTTCCACCCTGGTGCCAATCATGGTGGTGATACTGACGTAGGTAGGATCAGCAGACCCACGACACTTACCAAGACCATCAATGAGTGTCTTGGCAGTGATGACAGCCAGCACACCAGGATCAGTCTCCTTGATCAGGACCACAGCCTCTGCATAGGCAGCTGCTTGTCCATTATCAATCAGAGCAACCTTGTCACCAATCTCCTTAGCAATAGCACCAAGGCCATGCTTAATCAGACTGGTTCCGTACACCGTGCTGCTGGCATAACTCCTGTCCTCGGCTGCCCTTGTGCGTTCAGCCAGCCTTGTCATGCCTTCTTGCTTTGCTTCAAGTTCCCGACGAAACTGTCTATCGAGTTGCTCACTTGTTGCCATCAGTCAGTGTTCTCCGGGGTAATGGAAAGAGAATCAAACACACAGTAACGAGCCTTGCGGATCGTGATGATGTTGCTGATAACGCTGATCAGCTTTTGAATCAGTTCAACCTCATCCTCAGCCCCCTCAAGGCCCAGCTGTGCCCTTAGTAGCTTAGCAGGGTGGACATCAGGAGTAGGGGTTTCATTCCCATCCTCATCCACATCAGCCATGCTCAGCACATCAATGTGGGCATTGATCTTACCACCAAGTTCGGTGCAATAATCAACCGAGAGAAGTTGAAGTTCTCTCAGCAGATCATCATACCTTAGTGCGCTTACGGTTGGAAACATGGTGTTTGCGTGAGAGTTTGTTGAGCATGTCAAGAGCAATGATCATAGCCATCTCATCCTTTGTAAGATAGCTGTATTGTCTGATCCGGTGGTGCTTGCATAGCCTACGCATCTGCCGGAAGGTGAGCAAACCACGAAGCTCAGAAGCCACTGCCAGACTGGTTTTGAGGCTTGTGGAAGGGGAAGCATTACTCATTTCCCCCACCTCTCAAGGGCGGCGCGAACTAGGTCGATCTGGCCAAGCCCGGCTTCCTCGATCTCACCGGAAAGATCAAGTATCTCCATCACCGTAGGCGGCTTCGGCGGTGGGGTGGCTAGGGCGGCAGCAGTTGCAGCCATAGCGTCCATAAGTTTTCCCGTTATCTCAACGGATGACATTTCGCTAGCGGCTGGGTGCCTCAGCCCTGTGTAGAGCTGAATTGCCACCAGCAGATCCGCGCTCAATGCGCGAAAGTCGGGGGTGGTTGTCATGATTGGCCCTCCAGTTCGGTGGCGATGGCGTGAAACTCTTGGTGAAGCTCCCACATTTCAACGCTCCATTCAACGTTAATTAGTTGATCCGCAGCAGCACGAAGGGCGGCGGCTAGTGCTTCACGTTCCGGGTCGTGGGTCAGGCACGTCACCATTGGATTCAGCTTGGCGTCCCAAGCATCTAACACCGCCTGAGCAGCGGGTGATAGCGGCGTAGGCATTGGAAGGTTGTTGGGGGTGGGGTCAGTCATCGCCCTGCCTCCTGCTCAAGGAGATCGGCGGCTCCTATCCAGCCCTGTTTACGCAGCCACGTTGCCACCTCAAGAATGGCGACGTGGGCTTCGGTCGTAGCCCACTGCGATCCTGTTTCGCTGGTAATCGCGTCTGCCACCCGCACTACCAATCCCCCCGCCACTGGCGCCGGTTCCGCCACCTCCCGGCTGCTGGCCTGGCCGTGGGCTACGCCGAAGTTGTAAACGGCGCGAATAGCAGGTTCAAAGCCATGCCCTGGACCGTCGTCGTAGACCCTTAACAGCTCCTCATCCGTCACCACCGGGGGCGGGACCATTTTCGTGGGGTTGGCCTGGGCCTCAAGTGCCTCCACGCGGGCGCGAAGCTCAAGGATGCAACGAAATGCGGAATCGTTGTCCATTGCTTCGGTGTCAGCCTTGCTCCAGTCGTGCTTGTCAGCCTTCCACTGCTCAGGTGTTGCTTTGTGGTTGTTCATAGTTTGGCTTGTGGTGTTTGTCATCTCAGTAAGAAATCCTCACACGAGCAATACCATCAGTCGGAACACCAAGCAACACAGCTGCCCGGTAACTCAGATCAAGAGAAGAACACGCACACCTGTCTGTGATACGAACCAAGAGGTTCTTGCCCGTTCTTGGGTTAGTAACCGAGACCTTGGTTCCACATCTCAGGTAGGCATGTGCAGCACTCACCACTGAGTCACGGTAAATTGTGCCACAGGCATCAGGACGACCATTGTACCACTGGTGATACACGGTTGCAGTGATGTTCTCAGCCTTAGCAGGACTAGGCAGATGAGCAGCCAACCACACAATCGTGGCAGTGAGGAATCGTTTGGAAAAAGTCATAAGAAACAATCAAAGGGTATTTGGAAGACGATAACAATACTCAAGATGAGCACAGGTGATCTCGTCTTTCAGTTTGATGATCCGCCTGTCAGCAGTGATGGCTGCTGCCCGGAAGATCTCAACCACAGCAAGCCGTTCGGCAGTGCTGAGGGCATCGCTGCCCCCATACTTGATCTTAGCAAGGATCCTGCCAAACATGACCTGGCGAGGGTCACTGTCCCCGTTGTCGGGGCGGTCCTTGGTCTGGGTGGTCACAATGGTGATTCCTCAGTTGGGTGGTGGGCTTTGGAATCATAGCACAGCCCAGGTCATTTTGGCCAAAGTCGTCTCGCAGGGTTTCAGGGGAGGCT